TGAACTTAGAAGATAAGACTTGTTTCTTCTATAAGCATATTGCAATTAGCCACGACATCAAGTCAGCAACTAAGAGAATCCCATATAATTGGATCTTTGATTCTCAGTTTGATTTAGCAAAGCATCCTAGTGATAGCGTGCAACTCAACTCGAATACAACAAAACATTTATGGGCTAAGGATTACCCAGAAGAATTATAATATGTCACATAATAAACACACCGATCAACTAATTAATCAAGACCTAAATCTAATGATGCCTAATAGACAGGCGTGGTTAGATTTAGCTGGTGATTGGAAAGATCCCTTTGAGGAACCTGAGATTCACGAGCATATGGGTTTTAATGTGGTGCGAGAAGACTTGATGGGCTTTGGATCTAAGTGTAGGTTCGGAGACATTTTGGTTAGCACGTGCGAGAAGGACACATTGGTTTATGTTCAACCTCGATATGGCTTTGCTGGTATTTCACTTGCATATTTGGCCAAAAAGTACAACAAGAAATTGGTCTTGTTTAGTCCGAGTCAAAAAGAGATTTCAGATCACCAAGCCATTTGTGTAGAGCGAGGTGCTAAGATGAAGTTTAGAAGAGTTGCTGCTATGCCTAACTTGAATCGTATGGCAAAAGCATGGGCTGAAGATAACAATGCTTTCTTTATTCCACTCGGACTAAGACACGAGCTTGTAACTGCAGCTGCTGTTAAGGTAGCATATGACTTGGCAGAAAAGCATGGCTATCCTGAAGAGGTTTGGTCAGCTATCTCAACTGGTGTTTTGCAGCGTTCGTTACAAATCGCATGGCCAGATGCAAACTTCAATGCCGTGGCAGTGGCTCGTAACATTCAAACTGGCGAGAGAGGCAAAGCCAAGATTTGGTCACATCCTAAAGCGTTTAACCAAAACGTTAACGCTGAATACTATCCTCCATTCCCATCTGCTCTTAACTACGACGCTAAAGCTTGGGAATTTATGGTTAGACATGGCAGTCCAGGCGCTTGGTTTTGGAATGTCGGTGGTGACCCCAAACCAAATAACGAAGAAACTAAAAAGAAGGTTGATTCACAACGAGAGTGGGGAGAGATTCGTTGAAACTTTAACATATAATCAAATAGAAAAACCATGGCAAACGCAGATAATAAATGTGCAGATCTAGAAGTACAAGACTTCTACACTGACGTAAAAGACACGCTCGGCCTTGTATACAACAAGCAGATCGAGCTACAAAGCAGACTCGGATTTAACTTCGAGAATTGGACCCTTAAGGAAATTGCAGATTTTTGGTGTGTTAACAAACACGCTATGAGTGACGAACTTAACGAGATGTTCGATGCTCTTGGTGGTGTCAATGATGGCATCGCTTCAGCTGCATGGAAATACTGGAAGCAAGACAACGTTAAGGCTGCTACTATGACAGTAGCTGACCTTTCTGAAGCTGATCGCCTCGAGCTCTTCTATGAGTGGATCGATGGTCTTCACTTCTACATGAACTTCGCCATCTCAATTGGCATGACAGCAGAAGATATAGTAAACCTCTACATGGCTAAGAACGCAGAGAATCACGACCGCCAAAACCGAGGATACTAATGCTGCTTGATATTGAACAAAGAGAAAACGAGGTTATCGTAAGCTACTATAACCGAGAAGGCAAAGTTGACTTTAAGAGATATCCAATCTCTCAATTTGAGAATTGGGTTGTGACCGATGAAAAGGATCGTTATAAGCATCCTCAAATCTTGAATTGGGATGGTCGACCTGTCAAAAAGAATCGTTCACGTTCGTACAATAAGTTTTCATTGATCTACTTTATGGATAATCTTCCAGAAAAGGATCGAGAAGAAATCTTTGAGTTCAATGTACCTCGTACTTATTATGTGGATATCGAGACTGAGATCGTAGATGGTTTCCCTAAACCAGAAGAAGCTAAATCTAGGATCCTGACGTTCTCTATCATAACGCCAGAAAGAAAAGCTATTGTACTAGGTCTAGAAGATCTTTCGGCTGAACAGATGGCTTCTATTGAGAAGGACACTAACAACCACTTTGAAGGCTACGATCAAGATTGGGAATTTAGTTACTATAAGTTCAAGAATGAGTATGACATGCTCTACAACTTCTTGCATAAGTTTATGCCTAAGTTTCCTATGATGACAGGCTGGAACTTCATCAACTACGACTGGCAATATATTGTTAATCGCTGTAAGCATCTTCAAATTGATCTTACTGATATTGCTATCACCGGTTCTCTCGATAAGAAAGACAGTCGACCTCTTCATATGGGTATTCTCGATTACATGCAGCTTTACGATAAGTATGATCGTTCGGTTAAGGTTAAAGAGTCTAACTCATTGGATTTTGTATCAGGTCAAGTTCTTAACGTCAAGAAGATTAAATACCAAGGCGGTCTTCAAGATTTGTACGAGAATGACTTTAAGAAGTATGTGTTCTACAACGTAGTTGACTCTATTCTCGTTTACTATATCGATGAGAAACTAAAGAGTATGGAAGTCTTGTTGACCTTATCTACCATCACTCGTATGCCTCTTTATAAAGCAGCTTCTCCTGTAGCCATGACTGAGGCTTTGATTGCTCGTAAGCTGGTTGCACAGAACAAACGAGTTGGCGTTGAATATGATAAAGAAGACAGTAAGAAGGATGGTAAGTATGCGGGTGCATTCGTTAAAGAGCCTATCTCTGGATATTATAGTGGAGTTAGCGCTTTTGACTTTGCATCTCTGTATCCTTCGATCATGAGACAGTTTAATATTTCACCTGACTCATATGTCGAAATGGTGCCTACGACACAGATAAATAGTCGCCGCAAGGACGAAAGCGTCATTGTATGCGAAAACGGAGTTGTTTACGAAAAAGAGGACTCGATCCTAAAGAAGATTCTCTCTGATCTTTATTCCCAACGTAAACAATATAAGAAAACCTCGTACGATTATTATGAAAAGGCAAGAGAGCTGAAAAAAAAATTAAATGAGAAAAAAGTCGGAGAGTCAGCTGCCTAAAATATATAAAACACTTACTAAAATACATCTAAATGGGCCGATCTCACGATAGGCCTTTTTTAGACTTATAGGATAAAAAAATACAAGTAATATGTCACTATTTAAAGATAGAATCGAATACAAACCATTTGAATACCCAGTCTACTACACGGAAGGTTGGCTAAAACAAGCTCAAGCCTTTTGGCTTCACACAGAGATTTCCATGCAAGGAGACGTGAAGGACTGGAATGAAAACCTAATGCCACACGAAAAGAATCTCGTCGGCAATATTCTTTTGGGTTTTGCTCAAACCGAATGTGCTGTATCCGACTATTGGACAACCATGGTTACACAATGGTTTCCTAAGCATGAGATTAAGCAAATGGCAATGATGTTCGGTTCACAAGAGACAATTCACGCAACTGCATATTCATATCTAAATGAAACACTAGGGCTAGAGGATTTCTCTGGTTTCTTGCACGAACCAGCAACGGCTGACAAGTTTGAGATGTTGACCAGTACTGAAGCTGATTGGACTCATGAGGATTTGGCTAAGGATGCTAGAGCAAGAAAGGACGTTGCCAGATCATTGGCTATTTTCTCAGCTTTTGCTGAAGGAGTTTCTCTTTACTCTTCATTTGCAGTTCTTTACTCATTCCAAATGAGAAATCTTTTGAAAGGCATTGGTCAACAAATGAAATGGTCTGTTCGTGACGAGTCATTGCACTCTAAGATGGGTTGCCAACTTTTCCGCCACATGTGTGAAGAATATGAAGAACTAAAGGAGTTGGTTAGACCAGAGGTTGAGCATGCTGCTGAGTTGATGGTCCAAATGGAGCACAAGTTCATCGATAAGATGTTTGAGATGGGTGATCTGGATAACCTTAAAGCTGCTGACCTCAAGAACTTTATCTTGAAGAGAGCTAACGAGAAATTGGTTGAATTAGGTTATGAGCCTAAGATGCAATATGATGACAAATCAGCTTCCGAGTTGGATTGGTTCTATCACCTAACAGGAGGTCATACACATACTGACTTCTTTGCTGTTAGACCAACTGACTACTCTAAGGCAGGCGAAGACGAGAACTGGGACGAAGATGATATCTTCTAAACAATCTTAACCTCGCACATATAAAACCTTATAGAATTTAATTAATGGAAGAAGATACAATCAATTACGGACAAGAGTTGGGTTGGGAGCTAGGTGTAGACTTTCCAACATGGGGCAACACAGAGATTTATGTTAAAACAATTAGTAGAGGTTACCTTTTAGAAGGTGAAACTCCTAAAGATGCATATTGGAGAGTTGCAACCGCTATAGCTAAGAGACTTCAAAAGCCAGAATTGGCATCTAAGTTTTATGACTACATTTGGAGAGGATGGTTGAATCTTGCTTCACCTGTTTTGTCTAATACTGGAACCGAAAGAGGTTTGCCTATTTCATGTTTTGGCATTGACGTCGCTGATTCGATTCACGATATTGGTAACAAGAACTTGGAGATGATGCTTTTAGCTAAGCATGGCGGTGGAGTTGGCATTGGCGTAAACCAAATTAGACCAGCTGGATCTACTATTTCTCAAAATGGTACTTCTGATGGTGTTGTTCCGTTCTGTAAGATTTATGACTCAGCTATTTTGGCAACTAACCAAGGTTCTGTTCGTAGAGGTGCAGCATCAGTCAATATTGATATTGAACATGGTGATTTTTGGGAATGGTTGGAGATTAGAGAGCCTAAAGGAGATGTCAATCGTCAATGTTTGAATATGCACCAATGTGTTGTGGTTTCAGATGGCTTTATGCAACGCATCGAAGCTGGTGAAAAGGAGGCTAGAAAGCGTTGGGCTGCAGTGCTTCGTAAGCGTAGAGCAACTGGTGAGCCTTATATCATGTTCAAAGGAAATGTAAATAACGTCAACCCAGACGCGTATAAAAAGAATGGACTCAAGGTGTATATGACTAATATCTGTTCAGAGATTACTCTACACACCGACGAGTCTCATTCTTTTGTTTGCTGTCTAAGTTCTGTCAATCTAGCCAAGTATGACGAGTGGAAGGACACTGATTTGATCTATACTGCAACGTGGTTCTTGGATGGTGTTCTTGAAGAGTTCATCACAAAGGCTAAGTATATGAGAGGTTTCGAGAATGCTGTTAGATCTGCTGAGAAAGGCCGCGCTATTGGTCTTGGAGTTCTTGGCTGGCACACATATCTTCAAAACAATAATATCCCATTTGAGGGTCTAATGTCACAGTTTGAGACTAGAAAGATTTTTAGCCAAATCAAAACAGAATCTGAAAAGGCAAGTAGAGACTTAGCTCACGAATACGGTGAACCACTTTGGTGTGTTGGCACTGGCATGAGAAACTCTCACTTAAGAGCAGTTGCTCCAACAGTTTCTAACTCTAAGCTTAGCGGTAACGTTTCACCAGGCATTGAGCCATGGGCCGCAAATGTATTTACCGAACAAACGGCTAAAGGTACTTTCATTAGAAAGAACAAATCTTTGGAACGTGCACTTGACCACATTGGTAAGAATACCAAAGAAAACTGGGATCAAATGCTGATGGACGGAGGATCAGTTCAGGGACTTGATTGGATTAAGGACTATTATGTCCACACCGGCGAATCACATGATTCTGAATGGGGTATGCCAATACATTCTGATAAGTTGAAGGAAGCTCCACAAGCAGCGGCTGACAACTTTATACCAATGGCTGATGTTTACAAGACGTTTAAGGAGATAAATCAACTTGAGTTGGTTAAACAAGCTGGCGTTAGACAACAATATGTCGATCAATCGGTTTCACTAAACTTAGCTTTCCCAAAGGAGGCAAGCCCTAAGTTTATCAACCAAGTTCACTTAGAAGCATATAACCAAGGAATCAAGACTCTCTACTACATGCGTACTGAGAGTGTATTAAGAGGTGACATCGCTGCTATGGCAACAGATCCAGATTGCCTAAGCTGTGATGGATAAAGAAGTTGAGGTTTGAAGACCTCTTCTTAGGACCGGGATAGTTCTCGGAAACCGAGGCCAGGAGTTCGCTACTTCCTGGCCTCACTCTTTTTAAAGGATATATAGGATAAGACTCAATGAAGGGTCTACGAATAAAACCATAAAACCATGTTTTTAACACAAGAACAGATTTTCGGTATCATCAGACACGCTTTAACTGCTGCTGGTGGTGCACTAGTTGCAAAAGGAGTTATTGATGAGGCTGGGCTAACTGAGGCTGTAGGTGCTCTAGTTACTCTATTGGGTGTCGTTTGGTCAGCAATGGCTAAAAAGGACGAGGCTCCAGCTGAAATCGAAGAAGGTGCTGCCGAATAATCAAGTAACGTTTTTCGTAAATTGAGGGGACCCATCCGGGTCCCCTTTTTTATGAAACAAAGTGCATATTTGGTAGTAGAAAGAATAAATTATTTCAAAATGAAACTAGTAGTTAATCGTATTGACCAACACGCGCTTTCCTCTTTTATCAATCGAGTTAAGCTTATTGATTCTTTCATCTACATGAAGATGGATCAGAATCGTATTACATCTGCAGTTTACTTACCACAGCGAGATGCAGTTAAGTATCACTCTGTTGAGACAAACCACGTCTTTCAAATTGATGAAGGAGCTTGGACTCAAGGTGATAAAGAGATGAAGATTGCTTTCTTTGATGGAGGCAAAGTTATCGAAGCTATCAAGCACTTTGAAAGCGATGCTATTCAAGGTGAGATTGAGTTCGTAGAGAACGAAGAAGACTTCGTTGCTTCTACCTTCCGCATCTTTAACGACGAACTTGAGATTACTCTTGCATGTTCTGAGCCTTCGCTTGGTTACAAGGACTTGACTAAAGATCAAATCTCCGCCATCTTTAGTAGGGATGATAGTAAGTTCAACTTTGAGCTTGATACTCACATGATTGGTAAGGTTAAGAACCTTTTTGGCCTTGATAAAGACGAGACATTCTCTATCAATGCTAATGGAACCGGCGTTAACGTTAAGGGTAAGACCTTTAGTGTGGTTATCAACCCAGAATCAACTGGTAACGGTGACGTAACGGTCTACAAGAAGTATCTGTCCCTACTTGACAAAGAAGAACAAAACGTTTACGTATCTGACTCAAAGGTTGTGTTCTCATCTAATGAGTCCGAGACACTCCTAACTATTTCTACTTGTCAGACTGCGTAATATGAATGTAGAGCTACTAGAAGACAAGGCGATTGAAGAGCTTTCCCTCAATGAAGGGAAAGCTCTTGTCGCACATTATGAGCAGTTAGCTGCCAAATATACGGCTTATGAACAAGCTGTTAAACTAGCTCTAAACTCTATCTACGGGGCATTCGGTAACAAGTGGTTTCACTTCTTTAACATCGATATCGCCGAGTCCATCACTTTGCAAGGACAAAACGCTATTCTCTATTCAGAGACGATACTCAACAAGTATTTTAACGAGTTCTTCTTTAAAGATACGGCAGTTCACGAACACTTTGATATTAAAGTTCGTTATAAGCCTGAAAGACCAGCTGTTATTTACATTGACACTGATTCATGCTATGTTCAGTTCGAAGAGATGTACAATGCTATCGAGTGGAATGGAGAACAGCTTTCTATTGATCAGTTTATTATAGAGATTTATGCATTTAGACTTAAGGACTATATCGTCAAGTGTATGGAGAAGTATGCTGCATCTCGTAACACTGACAACTTCTTGGTCTTCGAGCTTGAGACTATAGCATATAATGGTATTTGGATGGCTAAAAAGAAATACATTCAAAATATTGCATGGGATGATAAGCTTGAGTCTACAGATCGTCATACGCCTCTTAAGAAGGTTAAGACCATCGGTTTCGATACGATTCAGTCTTCAACACCCAAGTTCGTACGAGAAAAACTTGTAGACGCACTTAAGATTCTCTTTAAAAAACAAGATAAACCTTCTCCTGAGGATCTACAAGAGCTAGTGCAGTTCATGAAGGAAACCAAAAAGCAGTTTAAGCTTTGTAACGTAGATGACATCTCATTTAACAAGAGAACCAATAATATAGATAAGTACATTGTTGATGACCAGATAGAGCTTCAGTTTGGTCTTAAATGTCCACCTAACGTAAAAGCTGCTGGTTACTACAACTATCTTCTCAACCAAAATAAGAAGTACAAGAATAAATATCGCTTGATCGGCAATGGCGAAAAGCTCAAGATATATCACAGCGCAGATACAGCTTTAAGTGATATGTTCTCATACTTGCCAGGTGATTTTCCTTACGAGTTCGCACCTCCTGTAGATTACGATGTACAGTTTGAAAAAGCCATGATAGATCCTCTTAATCGAGTCCTAAAAGCTATCGGTCTTCAAACGTTGGACACTAACTTAATTTACGCAACATCACTTTTTTAATATGGATTTACAAGAATTAGAACAACTAGTACTTAAGTACCCAAACAACATGGAGTTGGGTCAAGTGATTAGAATGATGTACTATGAAAAGAAAAAGGCTCTCGAGAGTCAAAATATGGTCAAAGGCCAATTAAACTTATTCGATGGATCTCAGCAAATTAACTCCTGAACAAGTTAAAATTATAGCTAAGTACAAAAGAATCCATGATGAACTGGGTTCTATTGAATCAGATATAAAGAAACTAAACGAACGTTCTCAAGTATTAATAGAAGAACTACAACAATTAAGAGATTACGAACAGTCTCTATAAAAATAATAAAATCATGGCAAAGAAAAAAGAATTTAGCTTCGATGATATTAACAGCGAACTAGCTAATTTAAATCCGCTAGGCTCTGTTATGGAACAATCTAACTTTAGTGAAGTCACTGAATGGATTGACACTGGTAACTATCACTTAAATGCATGTATTTCAGGGTCTCTTTTTGGAGGTTGGCCAAACAACAGATCTTGCTCAGTTGCTGGTCCTTCAGGAACTGGTAAAACATTCTTAGTTCTAAATTCAATCAAACAGGCAATCAATATGGGCTACAGTATCATTTACTATGACTCTGAGGCTGCAGTTGATAAGTCAACTATGATTAAATTTGGTATTGATACAACTAAGGTTAACTACCAACCTGTCAATACAGTTCAAGAGTTTAGACAGTCAGTTACGACTATTACTCGTCGTATGCAAGAGGCTAAGAGAGACGGAGCTGATATTCCAAAGGTCATGATTATCCTTGACTCAGCTGGTAACTTGGCAACTCAGAAGGAAATCGACGATGCTGTTTCAGGTAACGAGAAGGCTGATATGACTCGCTCTAAGATTCTTAAGTCTATCTTTAGAATCATTATGACTCCAATGGCCGATCTTAAGATTCCATTTATCTTTACAAATCATACGTACCAAACACAAGACTTTATTTCACGTCAAGTTGCAGGTGGTGGAACAGGACCAGAATATGCGGCTTCTATCGTTCTATTCTTGAACAAAGCACAGCTTAAGGATTCAAGCGGCGATAAAGCTGGTATTATTGTAACTGCAAAACCAAATAAGAATCGTTTTGCCAAGCCACAAAACATTAAGTTTCACCTTCACTATACAGAAGGTATGAATCGCTTTGTTGGTCTTGAAAACTACATTGACTGGGAAGATATTGGTATCACTAAGGGTGTAATTGAAAAGGGCCAAAAGGTTCCTAAAAAGTCAGCTCGCAATTGGATTTGTAAGCATCTTGATGAGACAGTTCCTAACTCTGAGTTCTTCAGTGAAAAAGTATTTACAAAAGAGATTCTACAAAAGATTGATGACAAGATTCATGATCTATTCAACTACAGCACAAATACTGAGATTGATGTAGATGAGTTAATTGAAGCTGAAGATGAGAATTAATGAGGATAAGCTGCCTATAAAGTATATCCTCGGTATAGAATCAACACTTGACGGTTATCCAACTGGATTAGATGTTTTGCATCACGAAGTGACTTTATGTCAAAGGCACCCAGACAGATATAAAGGTAAGTTTACTCTGCACGCAGTAAACAAGTATCATTTTCCCGATACAGAAAGAGAGCATCTCAAGGCTTCTATTGAAGATCTCTTAAATGAAGGGTTGATCGAACAGGTCAACCAAGAAGAAGGTAAGGAGTCATATAAAATACTAATAAACCCATTTGAATAATGCAGTTCGGCCAAGACTTTGAAAAGACATTCTTTAGGCTTTCACTTGAAAAGCCTAAGTACTTGCAGTCTATTAAGACAGGATTTTATACGTCTGATGAGATCGACGTGCTAAGTTATTTGGCCAACGCATTTTATGCTAAGTTTAATGAGACTCCTTCAAAAGACCAACTTAAGCTACTTATTCAAAGGTCAGATAAAGCTAGAGAAAAGGTAAGCGAGGATATCTTAAACATGATATTCGACGTAGATCTTGATCAGTATGATGAAGAATGGATAACTGGCACGGCAGAATCATGGATTAAGTGGAGAAACTTTGACACTTCTCTTATTGATACTATTGAGTTTATCAAGACAACTAAGGTAACTCCAGAGAATGCCGAGTCAATCATTACCAAAGTTAAGGGCCTCATTAATGATCGTAACAATCTTAACTTTAATTCTGATCTTGGCCTTGACTTCTTTGATGTAGAATCACACTCACAAAGAGAAGAAGAAAAGGTTTCTACTGGATATAACTTCTTAGATCGAGTTTTAGGAGGAGGCTATGATAAAGGTGGAAACTTAATCGTTTATGCAGGTGAACAAAACATTGGTAAGTCGATTTATCTAGCCAACGACGCAGCTAACTTTGTTAAGATGGGTACAAATACAGCAGTGATTACTGCTGAGATGGCAGCTCATAAGTTCGTCAAGCGTATTGGTTCTAACTTGCTTAGCGTACCTATCAATGACTATGCTGAGAAGGCCAAGAACTCTGAATATATTAAGAGAAGACTAGAAACTGTAGGTGATGGGTTTACACCACCTGGTCAACTATTCGTTAAGCAATTCCCAACTTCTCAAGCTACTGTCCTTGACATTGAAGCTTACCTAAATCAAATTGAAGAGGAGAGACAAATCAAGCTGGGTGCAGTAGTTATTGACTATATCAATATTTTGGCTAACTACAGAAACCAAAATACTGAAAACACATATATGAAAATCAAGCAGATTGCGGAAGATCTGAGAGCTATGGGCATCAGAAATAACTGGCTTATAGTTACAGCTACTCAGATTACCCGATCTGGTTATAACGCATCTGATATCACCATGACAGACATCGCAGAATCAGCGGGTCTATCACATACAGCTGATGTCATGTTAGGTATTATTCAAGATGACCTAATGAGAGCGAGCGAGGAATATTGGTTGAAGATCTTGAAGATTAGAGATGGAGAAGGCAAAGGCGTCAAATGTAAGTTGAATATTAATTATAACTACATGAGATTGACCGAGACCGATGATATAACGAACAGCAATTTACACAGTATTTAAAATGAGAAGAGATAAAATATTTGACAATAATTTCGACAGTCCAGAGTTTGAGTACCTATCTAACTTTACATTCGACTTAGATCCAGTCCACAAAGACCTAAGATCTGAGGAGGAGAAGATTCAAGTCGAGATGATTTCTAGAGATATTCATAAGTTGATTGAGGTTTCTAGATTTAAGGTTTTTAACGAAGTTGATGAACAAGGTAAAACTACTAAACTTAAGAAAGTCGACATCAATGAGGTTTATGGATATATCATTGACGAGATAGCTAAGGACTACACTCTTATAGATATCTTTAGTGAGATGTGTGTTTACTTCGATATCAACCCATCTAAGTTCTACAACTCTTTGTCAAACGCATACAAGGAAGAACTTGTTGCAGAGCTTGACAAAAAGACAAACATTCTTGATAAGAAGAATATTAAAAAACTATTCTAATGATAGACAACTCTACTTTAAGTAAACCAGTAAAGAGAGTTTGGATCCTTGGAGATATTCACTTTGGCGTTAGAGCAAACTCTTTAGAATGGTTAGACATTCAAAAGGATTTCTTTGAGAACTACTTTATTCCAACTCTTGAAAAACATGTCCAACCCGGAGATGTGTTGGTTCAAGTTGGTGATACCTTTGATAATAGACAATCGATTAACATTCGAGTCTTAAACTATGCGGTTAACTTATTTGAAAGGTTGGGCAATATATTGCCAGTTCACATCATTGTAGGTAATCACGATATTTGGGCCAAGAAGTCTAATGAGATAACTTCCATTGACTCTCTTAAGTGGATCCCTAACGTTCACGTTTATACTGATTGTCAAACTTACGAGTGGCATGACAAAAAGATTTTGTTGATGCCATGGAGAAGAGATTCAGAACATGAAACTGAAACTTTGGCCGATCATCCAACCACTGATATTGTTTTTTGTCACTCTGAGGTTTCAGGTGTTAAGTTAAACTCAAAGGTCAAGAATGAGCACGGTACTTCTACTAATGCTTACAAGAACTTTACTAGAGTTTATTCAGGTCACATCCACTATCGCCAAGAGCAAGGTAAGTTGTTGTTAGTTGGTACTCCATACGAGCTGACCAGGTCAGACCGAGGTAACTCTAAGGGTTTCTATCTAACTGATTTGGCCACTATGGAGGAGACGTTCTTTGAGAATCACATTTCTCCAAAGTTTCTTAAGTACAACGTGACTCAACTTTATGATATGCCCCTTGGTCAATTTAAAAACCAAATTAGAAACAACTTTGTTGACTTATTTGTGCCTTCTAGAATTGCAACGACTAATGCGCTGTCGCATCTTGTCAATAAGATTCAAAAGATAAGCCGTCGTTTAGATCCAACAATCTACAATGAAGATGATTATATTGATAAGGACTTCTACGACATCGATGAGATTGAAGAGATGTACAAGAATTACAATATTATGAACTTGTGCAATACTTATATTGAGGGTTTAGGCTATGATGATGAGATGAAACAAAAGTTAAAAGAAAAGCTAAAAGATCTATACACACAATGTGCGTATAATTATGATATAACTGATAGATGAGAATATCCTCCATAGAGTTTAAGAATTTTGCATCTTACGGTAATCAGGTCCAATCCCTAAATTTCGAAGATGATAAGTCAGAGCTATTCTTGACACTTGGCAAGAATGGTGATGGCAAAACTACTATTGCAAATGCAATCATTTTTGCATTGTATGGTAAGGTCGAAGGTGTTAGATTGTCTGATTTGCCTAATAGAATTAATGGTGAACTTTGGGTTCGAGTAAAGTTGCAATGCGGTACTATGCAAGTTGAGATCGAACGTGGTTTGGCCCCTAGCAAATTTGAAGTCTTAATTAATGGAGTAGAATTTGACAAAGCAGGTAAGAAGTCAGTTCAAGATTATCTAGAAGAAGAGGTATATGGTATTCCATATCACGTCTTTAAGAATATCATTATTCTTTCTATTAATGACTTTAAGTCTTTCTTGACTATGACGCCTTCTGATAAGAAGCAAATTATTGATAGAATGTTTGGCTTCTCTATCTTGAATGATATGCAAAGAAGTATCAAGGAAGAGAGAAAGTCAGTTAAGATGGACATAGAAGTCTATGATTCTGAGTTGAACCAAATCATGGATTCTATAGGTTCTGTCAAGCTTAAGCTAAATACACTTATTGAAGAGTCTAGTGAAAAGAACAAGAAGAAACTAGAGTCTTTAAAGGAGATGCTTATCTCTATGGGCGAGGAAGCCAAAGAACTTTTAGTTGAAAAAGGAGATATCGAAAAGCAAATCGGAAGCAATAAGAAGGATTACGATACTAATCGTTCATCTGCGGTTTCTCTTAAGCACGAGATTGAATATCTCAAGAAGAAGGTTGAATTATATGAAGGTGGTCATTGTCCAACATGCGAGACCAAATTAGATACTGATTGGCATACTCAACAGCTTGGTGGATTTCAATCACAGATTGACGATAAGACTAACCAGATCAAGACTTTAAAGGAAATCATAGACAATATCAGCTCTAACATGACGAGCTTAAAAGAGTCTAAGGATGACATCGAGACAAAGGTATCAGATATCAAGTATCAAATGAAGAATATGAAAGCTGAATTTACTAAGCTTTCTACTTCTACTGATGAAGAAGAATTCCAACACCTTAAGAACTTAATTAAGGAGTTTGAAGAAAAAGAAAAAGAAAAGTCATCATTGAGAGATGGCTTGGATGGAGACTACAACTTTATGGAGATTGTAGAGCAAGTTCTTGGCGAAGACGGCGTTAAGAACTTGGCAGTTAAGACTATTTTACCAGGTCTTAATACTAATATTGCAGCTATGGCTCAGACCATGCACTTACCGTTTCAAATTAGGTTTGATGAAAAGTTCAATTGTATCATCAACCACTTGGGTGAGGAGATTAACCCCATGACTCTTTCTACTGGAGAGAGAAAGAAAGCTGATTTTATCATTGTGATTGCTATCATAAAGATACTTAAGCTAAGGTTCCCTCAAATCAATTTATTGTTCTTAGATGAGCTACTAAGTTCTGTCGATCACGATGGAGTCTATAATATACTAAAGATTCTAAAGCAAGTTATCACAGAGCACAAGATAAATACATTCGTTATCAACCACACGGTTTTGCCACATGAAATATTTGACAAGAAATTGCAGATTTATCGTGAGAATGGTTTTTCAAAGTTCGCAATAGAAACAATAGAATAAATGATTGAATACGTAGGAAACACCCCAATTATCAAGTTCAAAGTAGATGGCGTGACCATCTTGGGCAAAGCAGAGTTTTTAAATCCAAGTGGATCTGTTAAGGATCGATTGGTTTCAAGAGTCATTACTGAGGCTGAAGAACAAGGTTTAATCTTTCAAGGCGATACTCTAGTTGAAGCCACTAGTGGAAATACAGGTATTGCTTTTGCTATGTTTGCGGCTTTAAGAGGCTACAAGATGAAGATTGTTATGCCATCTAATATGAGTGAAGAGCGTAAGCAGATGTTTAGATACTATGGAGCTGAATTGATTGAAGTTGGAGCCGGTGATTTTGAAGGAGCCATTGTTGTTAGAGACCAATTGGCAGAAGAACACGGTTGGTTCAACTGTAACCAGTTTCATACACAATGGAATATTGATGCTCACTATGATACAACTGGACCAGAAATTAGAGAAGAGGTTGATGCAAGTGATTGGATCCCCCAAGCATTTGTCGCCGGCACTGGCACTGGAGGTACAATTACTGGCACTGGTAGATACTTAAAAGAATGGTATCACGACATTAAGATTGTAGCTGTTGAACCGGCCGAGTCCCCTGTCATGTCAGGTGGAGAACCAGGTATTCATGGTATTCAAGGCATCGGTGACGGCTCTAAATATTTAGTTGAGCTAGATGAGGTTGATGATATTGAAATTGTATCTACAGAAGACGCTAAAGAAATGGCTAAAAGATTGGCTAAAATGGGATATTTTGTTGGTATTTCAGCAGGTGCAAATGTTCTTGCCTCAGTAAGATATGCTAAAAGCCATGAAATAGACTTTATAGTGACTATCCTATGCGATAGAGGTGAAAGATACATGTCGTGTCTTTGATATATAAAGCAAACAAAGAGTATAACATAAATGCGTTATTTAGACTTTAATCAATTTATAAACGAATCAAATTCAGTCAACGAAGCTATCACTATGGCTTCAGACCCAAAACTACGCAAAGCAGCTGATCTTATCTTTGCTTATATGAATAAGCACACCAAGATGAACTTTAAAGCTATTCAATTTGACGAAATAGCTTTATTTGATGGTGCTGAGACCGTAGGAAATATAGCGGTTAGTGATAAGGGTAGCTTTCCAGCAATAAGAGTTGTTGCAAACAGCAATGCTAATAGACCAGGAATCGTTGGTCAAATTGAGTACTATTCTCAAATCGGACCTAATACCAAGTGTGACTTTGTATTTTCGTCAGAGAACTTTCCAATTGTACAGCTAGTTACTGAGACAGCAAAAATTATAAGCGATAAAAAGTATGCTGCTGAAGCAGAGGCTGCAATGAACGAGTCTATGGTAAACGAAGCTTCTGCTAAGTTGACTACAGAAGAAGTTAAAATGGTTTCTCAGCAGCTTAAGGCTGGAAAATCAGCTAAGCAAATTTCTGTCGATCTTGGAGTTCCTTACTATAAGATTCTTAACATCAGAAAGAATGCGCCTGTAACTACTAAGGATCACCCAGCAGTTGCAGTCAACGAAGAGACTTTATCTGATAAAGTTAAGTTCTTGGAAGAGACTATGGAGGATATTTACCAAATCTCAAGAAAAGTTGCAGCTGGAGCATTTAACTCTCTATTCATTTCAGGTAGAGCAGGTACAGGTAAGACCTACAACGTTGAGAGAGCAATGAAAGATGAAGGTCTAGTTGAAGAAGACGACTTTATGTTAATCTCAGGTGCTGTTTCAGTTATCATGATGTACAAGAAGATGTACCAATATAGAGATAAGACTCTTATCTTTGACGATTGCGATGCAGTATTTAGAGACGAGAACGGTCGTAATATGTTGAAGGCTGCTCTTGATACTAAGAAAGTTAGAAAGATTTCATACTTAAAGAGATCTAGCTTGGTTTTCGATCCTAAGGATTTCGAGCTTGACCCACAGGGTGAATACGAAGCAATTGAGAATGGTCTAGTACCAGCATACTTCGAGTTCTCGGGTAGAGTCATCTTCATCTCTAACTTGGACAAAGATAAGGCTGACCCTGACGGAGCTATCAGATCTAGATCTATTCTAGTTGACGTTAACCCAGATGATGCTACTTTGATGGAGAGAATGAGAAAGCTTCTACCACACTTAGAGCCAAAAGATATGCCTCTCAACGAGAAGGAAGAAATCTATGAGTTCATGAAGGCCGCTGACGATGTTTCTATGAGAACTTTCGTTAAGGCTGCTGGCTTTAAGATGGCTGGACTTTCTAACTGGAAGAGAATGGCTCAACGCTACCTATAATATTAACAAAAATGTATGGCCAGCTATAACCTTAAATTTAACAAGGACGATTCTGTTGTCAGGCATCTTATTATTGGACTACTTTCAGATTTAAACGACAAGTTAAGCTTCTTTAGACAAATATCCAATGATGAGAGGGTAATTGTCGATGTGCCTTTCTTTTATTCTATTACAGGTGATGAGAACTTCTTAAGAGATAACTTCTTGTTCTCAACAATTAACGGCGTTGGCTGTGACCCTGATTTAGATAAAGCAGATGGTAACTATGATAAGGTGCCAAGAGGTTTGGTTAATTTAACTTCTCTTAATGTTGATCCAAGCAAATTGGTTAACAAGAGAAACATGGGTCATTATTCAAAGTTAGATGCTAACGGAGAGATGCAAGGCTTTGTCTCAGAGTTTGAGATGATTCCAGTCGTTATAGGTCTAGACGTTGAACTACTTTTATCAAGTCAGTTGGATCTTTTTAAAGTGACCGAGGCTATCGTTAAAAAAATGTATAAGTCTAATTACTATAACGTAGAAGTTGGCCACATCGAAGAGGGGCTTTATAGACTTGCAGCGTACTATGCTATGCCAGATGATTATAGTATAGAGAGACCTATAGAATATGGATTTGATGATAAGGGAAACCATAAGGTTACATTCTCACTAGAGGTCAACTCATTTATTCCATCCTTTGACTACTCAACTGAAAGACATGTTGGAAATAGAATGTTTACTATTGGCGGTGGAACTCCCATAGGTCAAACTGAAGACGGAAGGGACCTAGTTGGAGGAGCGACAACTAGAGTTACAACAGTAGAAGGTGTTGAAGAATCTCAATTGCCGCCGGTTGGTGAAAACTACAGGGTTAAGTCCACTAGACTTCCGTTCGATAAGAAGAACTATTTCGGTTGATATATATAGAAAATCATAAAATTTAAGATATGACTAGTTCAAATAATAGAGTATTTTCTCCAGTTTTAGGAGATCAAGGTGTAGCTCAATTCCACACTTCTGGAACAAGTTTCGCCGTTAATGAAAATCAAATAGTACAAGTAAGAAACACTGATAGAACTTTTGAGGCATTAGTGGAAGCAATGTATACGTTTGATGTTAGTGAATCGGGAATTAAAGCATACTATGACTTACGTAACAACATGTTTGTTAAACAAGCTGACCAAACTAGCCTAGATAATTCTGATAACTTCTTTAAGTTGACAGAAATGAAGCAATTCTTGACCGAGAAGAAGAAAGAGATTAAGTTAGCTAACAACGTATCAGTTCTAGAAGATATAGAGAATGAATTAGTAGAAGTCGACAATAAGTTATCTGAGTCTAACAAAATGCCTATGGTAACAAGTTTTACATATGATGCGTCTAACAATAAAGCATATATTAACACAACTGAGATTTTAGATGAAAACATTGCAGAGCATATTTTTGCAACTGGCCACGTTGTGTACGAACATAAGCAATATTTAAGCCTATTTGAAATTGCAGCTAGAAACTTTAAGGCATATCAAGAATTACCATTTGTTAAAGAGATTACAGAAGGTACTGTTTCTTACTCAGTCATGAGAAAGGATAACACTGCATATGTTTATAGATTTAATTCTGCTACTAAGATTTCAAAATTGACAAATATGGCAATTACTGAAGCAATAGAATACGTTTTAGAAAATACTGGAGTTGATGTCACTGACCTTTTTGAAGATGTTATAGACGCAGCTAATCAAAATAAGGCAGAAATTGATGAAAAGATTTCTAACCTATATGAAATGATTTCTTTCTTGAAGGATAAAAGAGGTGATTTGGCAGGAGCAAATAAGGCTATTCAAGAGATTAAAGAAGCAGATCATATGATTAACCAAGAGATTGAAAGATTAACAAAAGAGATTGAAGTTCTAGAAACCGAAGGCATTACTAGAAATGATGGATATGTTCCAGGTACAATTGAAGTTGAAATCGAGGGACTTTCAGTTGGAGATGAAGTTATGATTGATGCAGTCGCATATGCTGCAGCTGGATCAGAAGATCCAATTACTTTCTTTGTAGAAGATAGACCATTTAAAGTTGAAAAAAGATTTATTGAGCTAGCAGTTGGTGAAACAGTTTAAGCTATAAACAAGATTATGTTAAAGGCCGGTTTTAAACAAATCGGCCTTTTTTCGTATAATATTAAATGAAATTAACAATATCAACGTGCCTAGAAAAAAGAATTACTTAAACAATAGGGACTTATATGACGAGATAGTAGAATCAAAGAAACAAGAGAAACTAACGCCTAAAGCAGAAAAGATGTTGGTCATGATAGCTGAAAGAGCTATTAGAAAATTGAGTTACTTGAATGAAGACGATAGACAAGATTGTCTTCAGTTTGCTATTTTAGATTTACTTAAGTACTGGAGAAACTTCAATCCAGATTACCCTAATGCATTCGCTTACTTCACAGAGATAGCTAAGCGAGGCTACGCTAAAGGATGGAATAAGATTCATCCTCAAAAATACAAAGACACTCTTTCAATCGATAGATCCAATTCATCAGATGGTGAAGGAGGACTATTCAATATCTGATGTCTATCAAGAATGTCAAGCCTACTAAAAATTCAGGGTTCATACAAGGTTACTTTAACCCTAAGAACCCTGAAAAATATTCTGGTAAAACACCTATCATTTACAGATCCTCTTGGGAAAGAAAGTTTATGATTATGTGCGATACTAAGGATGAGGTTTTGACGTGGTCAAGTGAGCCGGTAGAAATTAAATACTGGTCAAGTTTGGATAGTAAAGAACATAGATATTATCCAGATTTCTTTATGAGAGTCAAGAAGGGAGATTCGTATGAAGACTTTTTGGTTGAGATAAAACCGGAAGCCCAGATTAAGAAACCAGAACCTCCTAAGAAGAACTCCAAGAAAGCTCTTAAGTCATATAAGTTTTTGGCCGAGCAGTACATCAAGAATAGAGATAAATATGCATATGCTAAAAGATGGGCAGAAGATAGAGGATGGAGATTCATCGTTCTTACTGAAAATAGCTTGAAGTAATGGGATATATCAAAAAAACTATAAAGCAATTATCTAGAGAAGCGGGAGGTAAAAGATTAGCTAGAAAAGAGGCTGAAGATTGGTTTGAGACTTCTAGAAAAAAAATGAATGAGAGATCTGTGGCTAAGACATCATCTAGATTTTTACCTGGTAAGATATACGTTTTTAGATATGACGACCCTAAATATAAAGATAGTTTAGAATGGTGGGATAGAAATCCAGTGGTCTTGGCTTTAAACTCAAAGGACAATAATGATCTAGGTATAAACTTAAATTTATTGCCAGTGATGGTAAAAGAAGAATTATTAGATTTTGTATATGATCGATTAGAAGGATCAATAAAATCAAAAACTATAGGAGTAGGGGCAAATAACGCTATGGCTCAAGGACATCTTTCCTTAACATATGAGGGAGCTTCTGCATTTTTAGAGCAATTTGGGTTTGATTTTGCTATTAGAAAATACATTCCAAATAGAAAGGCTAATCAAGCCGTAGTAGCATATGAAGAATGGCCTAGAATAACTCTTTGTGATTTCATAGATTTAAATGGAGCCACAGTTGGCTCAATAAAGTGGAGGTTTAGAAACCACCTCGGAAAGAAGAATATATAAAACTGAATACAATATTGTAAAAATGGCAGGATTTACAGACAGAAACGGGCCTTTGAGCACTGGCAAAAGGCCATTTAGGTTGCGTGACTCGCTAAAGACACTATCGTCTTTCGGCATGAGGTACGACGACCTTGTCATACGTCAATCACAGGCTATAGGTCCTATGGAAGACATGTTTGGCTACGGTCAAATTAATCCATTAGGTGTAGATAATGATGATATCTACTCGGCATTTGCGGCTATGTCGCTTACTGACATGCAGCTTAGAAAGAATATTCCATTCTTTGACCAAGACTATGTTGCTAAAAGAGATGAACTTAGAGAGTTTTCATTACATGATGAAGTAGAAGATATACTAGACATTCTTTGTGATGAAACTATCGTTTATGACGAAAAGAATTTCTTTGCCAGACCTGAAATTTTAGGCATGGAGGTTTCTGATCAAGTAGATAAAGATCTTGTTAGATATTTTAATCAAATCTATCACTACTTTGGTTTTAACCAGGATCAATCGGCTTGGTATTTCTTTAGAAAGTTTTTGATTGATGGTTATTTGGCATTTGAGATAGTTTATAATCAAGATCAAACTGAGATTATTGGATTTAAAGAGTTAGATCCAACGACCTTGATTCCAGGTTATAATAATGACGATGGCAAAAAAGTTTGGGTTCAGTTTAAGGATGACCCAATGAAAGAGAGAAAGCTTTATGATTCACAAATCATTTACTTGTCATATTCTTCGATCACTACAGCCTCTAGAGTTTCTTACGTTGAGCGTTTAATTAGAGCGTTTAACCTACTAAGAATTATGGAGCATACTAGAGTTATCTGGGCTGTGACTAACGCTTCATTTAGAATGAAGTTTATTATTCCAGTTGGTGGTAAGTCTAAGACTCGTGCTAAGCAATCACTTGCTCAGCTTATGAACTCATATAAAGAAACAGTAGACTTTGATTGGGACTCAGGTACTTTGGCTACTGATGGTAAGCCTATGCTTCAATTTAACAAGGAGTACTGGTTACCTTCTAAAGATGGTGATTCTCCGGAGATCGAAACTCTTGGAGGTGAGGGCCCGGACTTATCAGATACTGAGGCACTTAAGTACTTCTCAGATAAGTTAAAGCATGTTTCTAAGATTCCTTACTCTAGATTCTTGTACGAAGATGGAGGAGGAGACTTTAACTTGGCTGCAGATGGTATGATTAGAGACGAGATTAAGTTCAGTAAGTTCATCAACAGGCTTCGTTCTGTATTCCAAGAGATTCTTGTTAAGCCACTTTATATTCAAATGTGCTTGAAGTACCCTGAGTTTGCTGAGGACCCTCAGTTTAAAACTCAAGTTTCTATGAAATTTAATGAGGATAATGCATTTGCGGAACTCAAGACTATGGAAATCATGGAGCGCAGACTTGACTTTATCTCATCTATGAGAGACAGCTTGATGATAACTAACCAAGAAACAATGGAAGAAGAATATTACTTCGATATGGAATTCTTGGTTAAGCGTTACCTCAACTTAACACCTGACGATATTGCGGCTAACGATGCTGCTAAATCAAAAACAAGCAAAAAAGACTCTGAAGCACCAATACCCGATGATGACATGGGTTTAGGCTTCTAACCTAACTAAACATGAAATACTTAAGATTATTTGAACAATTCATAAAAGAAACCAAAGACTCTGTCTTAGCAGGAGATGATTCTAAAGTAGAAGTAGATTCAGTTATTACTGTAAAAGGTAAAAAGATTTCTGCTCAAGAGATTTTAGGAGCTATTATTTCTTCTGATACAGAGAAAGAAATTGAACAATATTTTTACGATAAGTATGGCGAGGGTTCATTCTCTATAGAGGCTATGTCAGCTATAAAGAAGGCGTTCAATGACTATGGCGCTGAGCAAGCTGAAGAAGAAAAAGAAAAGGAGAAAGAAGAGAAAGAGGCAGAAGAAGATGATGGCGGATTAGGTATCTAATCATTTGGTGATTTTTACTACAAAGAAAGCAGATATATAACAAAAATAGACCCATATAATGGCAGATTTAAAAAATTTATTGATAGTCGAGAGATCGTCTGGTAGCTTAGCAGTTGCCGGTGAATCTAAAGACTATGTGCTAGAGGGTGTTTTTGGAGAAATTGACTCCAAGAACAAGAATAATCGTATTTATACAGAGGATGAATACGTTCCCCAAATCGAAGCGCTACAAAATAAAATCAAGTCGTCTAAACTTCTAGGCGAATTGGACCACCCACAGCAATTTGATATCTCATTGAAGAATGTTTCTCACGTAATCGAGGAACTTTTTTATGATGGAGACTCTAAGCAAGTAAGAGGTAGAATTAGACTACTTGATACTGATGCTGGTAGACAAGCTAAGGCATTAGTTGATGCAGGTGTTCCTTTACAAATCTCTTCTAGAGCTGCAGGTACTGTGGAGTCTAGCGGAAAGGTAAAAATCAAGCAACTATTTACTTATGACTTAGTTGCTGATCCTGGTTTTGAGAATGCAGAACTCTCAAGAGTAAATGAGTCATATGGCTTCTCTAACGATGATAATCTATTCATCTACGAAATCGGAACACCTCAAGTATTAGAAACAACAAACTCAAATCAAAACAATACAGAAAAAATGGAAGAATTTGTAAACGCAAATGACTTCAATAAGTATACAGAGTACTTGGCTGAAGAGATTAAGACTCTAAAGAACTCTATCGACGAAGTCAAGACCGGTTCTGATAACACTTCAGTTACAGAACAAATCCAAGAAGTTATCGCTCACAACGATCATTTAGTTGAGAACGTTAATAGAATCTCTGAGTACACACAATACTTAGCAGAGCAACTAGACAAGAACATTCAGTACACTGAGTACGTTGCTGAACAAACAGACAACACTATCCAGTATACTGAGCACGTTGCTGAGAAGCTAGACCAGTCTATTCAATATTCTGAGCACATTGCAGAGAAGGCGGATCAAGGTATTCAGTACTCTGAGAAAATCGCTGAGAAGGTTGAAGAGTCTATCAGCTACACCGAAACTGTTGCTGAGTCAGTAAATAAGTTAAAGGAGTATGCTAACTACATTGCTGAATCTAGCAACGAAGGTTTCACCGAGAATGATAAGCTAATCGAGTACGTTGACTACTTGAAGGAGAACCTAGAGTCAGTTACAGAGTACGCACAGTACATTGCTGAGTCTATCAACGAGAACCTAGTTACTGAAGAAGAAGGTACTGAGGCTGGTAAGGACATCGATGAGCTTGACGACGATAAGATCGGAGACAACTCTAAAGAAGGTGAAGTTTCTGACGATATTAAAGATGAGACTACTGACGCTGAAGACTTAAAGGCTGACCTTAAGAAGTCAGACGCTGAAGTTGAAGATAAGAAAAAGGAGGCTGTAGGTTCTGC